AACGGTTAAACGGCCTCTCGATTTCTTCTACGATCATAAATATAGTACAATTTATGCTTGAGAGAAGGCATAGGTTGTTTGGCTCACAAAGAGACTAACATAGGCTATATTTAGGAGAAATCATTATGGCATCACTAGCTGAAATTCGCGCACGCCTGGCAGAACAGGCAAAGAAGTCCGCAGGTTCAACCGGCGGCGGCGACAATTCAATTTTTACCCACTGGAATATTCCAGAAGGTACTTCCGCAACAATTCGTTTTCTTCCCGATGGTGACGACGCCAACACATTCTTTTGGCGCGAGCGCCAGATGATGCGTTTTGAGTTTGCTGGCATCAAGGGTGGCGACGAAACCAAGAAGGTTGTAGTACAGGTTCCTTGCGTTGAAATGTGGGGTGAGACTTGCCCAGTTCACGCAGAGATTCGTCCTTGGTTTAAGGATCCTACTATGGAGAAGCTTGGACGCAAGTATTGGAAGAAGCGTAGCTATGTGTTCCAGGGCTTTGTAGTAGCAAGCCCAATTGACGAAGAGAATCCTCCCGAGAATCCAATTCGTCGTTTTGTTATTAGTCCTCAAATCTTTACCATTATCAAGCAGGCACTGATGGATCCTGAGATGGAAGAGCTGCCAACTGATTATCAGCGTGGCACAGACTTCCGTTTGAACAAGACCCAGAAGGGCGGTTATGCTGACTATTCTACCAGCAACTGGGCTCGTAAGGAGCGTGGTCTAAACGAGCAGGAACTTGAAGCTATTCAAAAGCATGGCCTGTTCAAGCTCAACGACTTTATGCCCAAGAAGCCCAACAAAGATGACATGGACGCTATTGTGGAAATGTTCCACGCCAGTGTTGATGGTGAACTGTATGATCCTAATCGTTGGAGCAAGTTTTATCGTCCAAGTGGTGTACAGGTTAGCGGCACTGGTGCCGCAGCAGATATTGATGAAGATACACCAGTAGCGGCTCCTACATCTCGTCCTACAGTTGACACTGCGGCTGCTCAAGCAGCACCCGTTGCAGCCGCTGAAGTTAAGAGCGCAGATGTTGGTGGCTCCAAGCCCAATGTTGACGACATCCTAAAGATGATTCGCAACCGCACTGGCTCTAAGTGATATCAACAGGTAGGGGAAGAAATTCCCCTACCGATCATTTTACAAGGACAAAATAAATGGCAACAAATTTATCAAAACTCACTAAGGTCAGTGAGAACATCACCATCAACCGCTATGACAATGGCTGGATGGTTGAAATCAGTGGTCGCGACAAGAAGCAAGACTATAAGACCACCAAGACTCTCTGCAATGCAGAGGATGAGGTAATTGCTCTTGTTAAAGAGTGGAATACTATGGAGTTAGACTAATGACTAAACCTTTTGACGCATCAAAGTTTAGAAAGAGTCTAACCAAAGCTGTACCTGGCATGAGTTCAGGCTTTAACGATCCGCGTGATTGGATCAGCACAGGCAATCATACACTTAACTACTTGATGACCGGCGACTTTAATCGTGGAGTACCTCTTAGTAAGGTAGTAATGTTTGCTGGCGAGTCAGGGTCAGGTAAGAGTTATATCTGCTCAGGTAATCTTGTACGACATGCACAGCAGGCTGGTATTCTTCCTGTTATTCTTGACAGTGAAAATGCACTCGATGAAAAGTGGCTTAAGGCTCTGGAGATTGACACCAACGAAGATCGGCTGATGCGTTTTGGTGTTAGCATGATTGATGAAGTGGCCAAGTTCATCAGTGAGTTTATGAAAGAATATCGTGCTTCATATGGAGACCTTCCTTATGAGGAACGGCAAAAGGTTCTGTTTGTAATTGACAGCGTAGGCATGTTGCTGACTCCAACTGATATCAATCAGTTTGAAGCAGGTGATATGAAAGGTGACATGGGTCGTAAGGCCAAGGCACTGACAGCACTAATCAAGAACGCTGTGAATCTTATTGCGCCGCATCCGGTGGGTATTGTAGTAACTAATCATACCTATGCCAGCCAGGATATGTTTGACCCAGATGACAAGATCACTGGTGGTCAAGGCTTTATCTATGCCAGCTCAATGGTTGTAGCTATGCGTAAGCTCAAGCTTAAAGAAGATGAAGATGGCAATAAGACTACAACGGTACAGGGTATTCGTGCTGCTTGTAAGATTATGAAAACACGCTATTCAAAGCCGTTTGAAAGTGTGCAGGTCAAGATACCCTACAATTCAGGTATGGATCCCTACAGCGGGCTAGTTGAATTGTTTGAGGACCGCGGTTGGCTTAAGAAAGAAGGCAATCGTTTGGCTTATACAATGCTTGATGGTGAAGTGATCAAGGAGTTTCGTAAGGGCTATACCGATGATATTCTTGATCGCATCATGGCTGATATCCAAAAGCGTGGCGTAGATATGGCTTACCAAGGGGCTATTAGTCCCAATGGTCTAGCTGACGCTGCTCCAATTGAAGAGTAATTGAATTAGTGTACGAGCAATCGTACACTAATTTTTAAAAGTGTTCTGGACCTACAGGGTGCTCAACCGTAGTTCTACTATACCAACATTCAAATCTAAAACTGTAACAAAACTGCTACGATAAATATTAGTATGATGCCCAAAACTTATCGTAGCATTTTTATCAGTGATGTTCACTTAGGCACAAAAGACTGCAAAGCTGAGCAGTTGAATAATTTTTTAAAACATAATACCTCCGACACACTAT